AAGAACATTGATGCTTCCAGACCATGTGTCAAGCAATGACCATCTATCATGATCGTCTCAAAGATATAGATGGTAGCATCTACGATTATAAAGATGCAAAGGACTTTGCTCGTGCCATGCCTGACGAGTTCAAGTATGATGATACAATAGATACGTTCACTGCTTACAAGCGGTACATTGCTTCAAAACCCTGGGTCAAGGACAATTATCGTCGTATTCCTGAGCGTAAACCTGACTGGATTTGATTATGCGTAGTGACTTTCTTTGGGTTGAGAAGTATCGACCCAAGACAATTGAAGATTGTATTCTCCCTAGCGAGATCAAGAAGACCTTCCAAGACTTTCTTGATAGTGGAGAGATTCCCAACCTACTGCTGGCAGGTCCTGCTGGTGTAGGTAAAACCACTGTTGCCCGTGCTCTATGTGAGCAACTGGGTTGCGATTACATTATTATCAACGGATCCGATGAAGGACGATTTCTGGACACAGTACGGAACCAAGCAAAGAACTTTGCTTCGACCGTCTCACTTCAAGCACTGGATGCAAAGCACAAAGTCATCATTATTGACGAAGCTGACAACACAACCCACGATGTACAACTCCTCTTACGGGCGAATATTGAGGCATTTTATAACAACTGCCGCTTCATCTTCACCTGCAATTTCAAAAACAAAATTATCGAACCTCTCCACTCCCGATGCGCGGTGGTCGAATTCGGAATTCCAAACAAGAAAAAACCAGAAATCGCAGGACACTTCTTCCAGCGTGTCAGGACTATTCTTGAGAAAGAGAATATCGGATATGATCAAAAAGTATTGGCAACGCTGATCAACAAACACTTCCCCGACTGGCGTCGTGTGCTCAATGAGTTGCAACGTTATTCAGTTGGTGGTAGTATAGATAGTGCTATCCTTGCGTCTTTTAGTGATGTCTCAGTCAGTGAGTTGCTTAAGTTTCTTAAGGAGAAGGATTTTCAAGCGGTCAGGAAGTGGGTCGTTAATAATCTGGACAATGATCCTAGTGTACTTCTTCGTCGTATTTACGATTCTCTTTGTACATCCCTTGAAGGTCCTAGCATTGCTGCTGCTGTGCTCATTATTGCTAAGTATCAGTATCAAATTGCCTTCGTTGCCGACCAAGAGATTAATCTTTTGGCGGCGCTAACAGAAATCATGGTGGAGTGTGAATTCAAATGATCGAACTCAAACTTATTCGCGTTGTAACTGGTGAAGAAGTCATCGCAGAACTTGTTTCTGAAACCGATGACACTATCACCGTTCAAAATGGTCTGGTGGTTCTTCCCAACGGACAGTCCTTTGGCTTCATGCCATGGGCAACTGTGATCGACAGGGACAAACCTGAGATCACCTTGGATCGGAAGCATGTCATTTACATTGCTGAGGTAGATCCGACTGTTACCAAGAAGTACAATGAACTCTATGGTAGCAAAATCATCACCCCTGAAGACAAAAAACTGATTGTGTGATGGGACTATTCAAGATTGATAAGAACCAACTGGTTGAAAAGAGGGTCAAGACCACTCCTCAGAATGTTCAAGAGGCAAACGAGGCACTGTTTCGTGCTAAGATGACTCTACCTGCTGCTGCAAAGCATTGCGGCATGACCCATAAGGAAATGAAACTAACCTTCTGGGAGTTTTTGAAGTACAACAAACCTGATTATGAAGTCCCTGAAAACACCGTTACGCTACCCAGGGGGTAAGTCCCGTGCCTGCGTCAAACTAGAAACCTTTCTCCCTGATCTCAGGGACTACAAAGAGTTTCGTGAACCTTTTCTTGGTGGTGGTAGTGTAGCAATCCACATTACCAAGAAGTATCCGCACCTGGATATTTGGGTCAATGATCTATACGAACCTCTGACAAACTTCTGGAAGACTCTGCAGGACGATGGATACAAAATGTTCAAGCGTCTTCAAGAACTGAAGTCTCGCTATCCTGATCGTGGTTCTGCTAAAGGTCTTTTTCTAGAAGCAAAGGAGATTGTAAATGACTATACCCTATCCCCTCTATATCGCGCTTGTGCTTTCTACGTTATTAACAAGTGCTCTTTTTCTGGTCTCACTGAGTCCTCATCCTTTTCTGCCCAAGCATCTGACTCAAACTTCTCAATGCGAGGGATTGAGAAACTCCCAGGATACACTCAAATAATTCGTAATTGGAAGATTACCAATGGTCGCTATCAAGAACTTCTCACCGACGACAGAAAGGTATTTACATACCTCGACCCCCCCTACGATATTGGATCTAACCTATACGGAAGGAAAGGTAGTATGCACAAATCATTCGACCACGATAGTTTTGCTACCATTTGTGATCGGTTTGTTGGTCCTCAACTCATATCTTATAATTCGTCTCAACTGGTCAAAGACCGATTCAAAGACTACGAAGTAGGAGAGTTTGATCTCACTTACACCATGCGTTCGGTGGGTGAGTATATGCGAGAGCAGAAAGAACGTAAGGAACTTGTGCTATTCAACTATGGAATTAAAGGACTGGCTGAACTCGATTAATCTTACCAAAGAGGACTTGAGTGAAGACATCAAGTCCTATCCCCCATACATCGTCAACCGCTGTCTGTCTGGACACCTGGATGCTGTGCTGTTCGCCAACCAAATGAACATGTACTCGCACCTTGCTAAGGACATGCAATATAAATTTTTGCTAAATAGTCTGAGGAAACGGAAGAGATACTCTCCGTGGCTCAAGAAAGAAAAAGTAAAGGACCTTGAGGCAGTCAAATCATACTATGGTTATAGTAATGAGAAAGCACTTCAATCTTTGAAAATTCTAAATAGAGAACAGATCGACTTTATTAAGCAGCGACTTGACGTTGGAGGCACACGATGACAACTAATAGCATTCAGGAACCCGAAGTTACTTGGTCTCAGGACAAGATGAACGAAGTAGCACTGAATGAACCAGATGATTTTTTGAAAGTGAGAGAAACTCTGACAAGAATTGGAGTCGCTTCAAGGAAGGAAAAGAAACTGTATCAGTCTTGCCATATTCTGCATAAGCAGGGCAGGTACTATATTGTTCACTTCAAAGAACTGTTTGCCCTTGACGGTAAACATGCCAACCTGACACTGAATGATGTTCAGCGCCGCAACAGAATCACCCAACTCCTCTGTGACTGGGGTCTGATTAGTGTTGTGAATCCTGAAACAGTTGAGAGCATTGCTCCACTGAATCAGATTAAAGTGTTAGCATACAAAGAAAAAACTGAGTGGACTTTGGAAACAAAGTACAACATCGGTAAGAAAAAGAAAACCGAAGCAACCTAAATAAAAACGTCGCTCTTTCGTGCGCGACACGCTACATCGGAATATACGCTACCAGAAGGCAGGGGCTTGCGCTCCTGCCTTCTTTATGCTATGATATGTGGGTAACAAAGATCACTCATGATCCAATTAAACAAGGTTTATACGTTTGAGTGTCCTGCATCCTTCGGCACTCTGTCCCAAGAACGTGTAAACAAACTTTTTACGGATGGTCGTCGTTCCTCTGGATTTCTTGAACTTCAATTGGAAGAGTGGTTTGAGGGTCTTGTATTTGAAGATGGTAAAGGTTATGATCATCGCTATAAATATATGAAGGAACTGTTTGATGCTAAGTGTTTTACCAAAGGCGGTGCTAAGTTCTGTCCCAGTGTGATGCTTGGTGCTGGCCGCTCTGTCGATGAAGAAAAACTCTGGAAACATGCTAATGATATGATATATATCTTTTGTGATGTGGTAGAATTTCCCAAGGTTCGTGTTGTATTTAAACGTGGATCTGATCTAACTCAGTATCCTAAAGGTTCTATTCCATACGGAGATCGTGATGTTTTATTTGCTTGATTGCCTAGAGGGTATGAAAAAGTTGGAAGATGGTAGCGTAGATGCTATCGTCACATCTCCACCGTATAATCTAAACATCAAGTATGGCAAGTATGATGATGATAAACCACGTCAGGAGTATCTTGATTGGCTGGTAAGTATCTTTCGTGAGGGTAAGCGTGTGCTCAAGGATGATGGGCACTTGTTTGTCAACATGGGATATTCTAACGTCGATCCATGGGTGGGCATGGAAGTCGGTTTTGCGCTCAGAAATGACTGGATTCTGCAAAATCACATCAACTGGGTCAAGTCTATCCATGTAAATGATAAGACTAGCGGACACTTCAAACCTATTAACAGTAAGAGATTTCTGTGTCCTACATGGGAACATCTATTCCATTTCACTAAAGACGGAAACGTAAATGTAGATCGTCTTGCTGTTGGTGTAAAGTATGAATACTATGAGGCAAACATTAGAGGTAAAAATACAGCAGAAACTAAACCTAATTTGAGGGACAAAGGTAACTGCTGGTTTGTGCCATATGAAACGATCAACAACAAGGATCTTCGTG